ATTATCTAAATATTTTTCTAGCTTCTAGAATTAAACATGGTTCAAACGTCAACTCCTATACACTTATCAAAGCAATTGCCGAAGAGCTCCGTGGGTTGGCAGTTGAATACGATGTACCTATCGTATCAGCAACGCAAACGACTCGCTCTGGATATTCAAACAGCGACGTGGGACTTGAAGATACTTCCGAAAGTTTCGGTCTACCTGCAACAGCAGACTTCATGTTTGCCTTAATCTCAAGCGAAGAACTTGAGTCTCTTGGTCAGATTATGATTAAGCAGTTGAAGAACCGCTACTCTGATCCAGGTTCTAACCGTAGATTCGTAGTTGGTATTGATCGCAGTAAGATGAGATTGTATGATCTTGATCCATCTGCTCAAGAAGGATTGGTTGATGATCGCCCAGTGATGGATAAGGGCAAGTTCATGGAGGAAGAAAATGAACGAAGCAGACCAAAGCCAAAGTTCGACCGAAGCAAGTTTGACGGATTTAAGTAAGAAAATCTCGCAGTTACCAGAAGAACGTAGAAAAAGAATATCAGAACTTTCAAAAATCTTAATAGAAACTCACGCTGAAACTTTTAAAAAGTTAGCAGAAATTGAAAAGAAAGAACTGGAATTCGAACTGGCTATGGCTGAAGAAATTTGGATGAAAGTCAAGGGATATCCAATACCTGAATCCTATTCTGTGGCTGATAGATTAGGAATATTTGAAAGATATTACCACAGAGCAGTAGCCCAATCGCAAGGAGAATAAATTGATAGTCTGTTCTTGTAACTACATAGATACTAAGGATATAAAAGCCGTTCTGAACTATGCTACAGAAATGAACACTCAACAAGTCCTCAATATGTTGGCTTGGACTCCAGAATGTTCATATTGTAAAGATCTCATTACCAACGAAATCCATAAGTGTATCAAGGAGATGACTGATGTCGGTTGATTATAAGGTTGTTGAAAAGGATGGAAAGTTCTGTGTTAAGGAACAGGCCACTGATTATATTATTAAAACCTTTGACTCACGTGAAGAGGCTAAAAAAGTCATGAAATTTCTTAATTTAGGCGGTGGTTTTGCTGGTTTTTCGCCAAATTTTTTTGTAAAACCTGTAAAAATTTCCTAAGTTTGGACTAAATAAGTTCAGTGGAAATATGTAGGACGCATAGCGTCAGCGGCACGAGCCATTTCATAGAAGGGGCAACGGAATAGTCAGGAGCAATCGGTGGGGTTCCGCCTGACCATATTTTCATTAGACCGAGTTCGGGGCAGGAGGCAACTCCTGCCCTTTTGCATTTTATAAATATGAAAAATGTCTATTTTAGAGGTGTTTATATGTTACCAATTACAAATTTTTTGACAGAAGAGAAAGCTAAAAAAGAAGACTTTGGTAGTCTAGACAACAATTCAAAAGGTGTTTTGCATGAATTGTTAGTAGGAATGCATCTTCGTGGCAAACATATGGATAAACATCCAGATATTGAAGGAAAATCCCCTAAACAAGTTCATGACGAACTGTCAAGAACTCTCACGCCAGCCCAATACAAAAATTTTAGCCAAAGAGCCAAAAAAGCCGCAGATGACATTCTTAAACAAAAAGGAATGTCTAGAGAAGATATTGGAAATGTTCAGTGGACCTCTAAAGCAGGAGACATAAAAAGAGCAATTGGTATTGATTCTACTCAGGCTGAAGACGATTCTGATATTATGATAACGCATAAAAATGGTCAGCATCATGGAATTACTCTAAAAGTATCAGATGATGCTAAACCTATAACATTATCTAATAATGGAGCAGAAAGCACTTATGGCGGCGACAAAATATTTGGACAGCATAAAAAAGATTTATTGGCATTATATCCAGAACTTGATCCATCAAATTTAAAAAATAATAATAAATTAAGAAAAGCTGCTATAGCTAGAGTTGTAAGAAAAGCTGCAGAAAAAGGTAAGAAAATTAATCCAGAAGAAGCAAAAGTTGGCGCAGAAGATTTAAGAAAAGCTTGGTTAGAAACAAATACTAAAGCAAAAGCAGATATCAAAAACAGAACAGGATCAATGTTAAGATCTACTGTTGAAAATATGCATTCAGAATTACAAAAATTAAGCCCAGAGCAGATGGCTCATCATTTGAGACATATTGTTCTTCATGCTTATAAAACGCCAAAAGAAGCTGAAGGTCATACACATATGCGTCATTTTACTGGCGGTGGTATGGATCCTAAGATGGAAGCAAAAAGACCTGGTGAAGATTATGAACATTATCTATCAAAACCAGAAAACATAAGAGTTTCACGTTCTGGAACAAATATCTATTATAATTATGAAGATCCAGAAAAAGGAAAAAAAATTACTTTTGCGGTACAGACTGCTAAAGTTTCTTCTCAATCAGATCCATTCAGCAATTTAGTTATGGTAGGAAAAGATGTAGCAAGAAAGCAAGACGAAGCAGATCATAAAAGAATAAAAGAAAATTATCAGAAAGAATTAGCAGCAACAAGAGAAATTCCAGGTCATATAACTCCTGATAGACAAATAACTTCAAAAGATATTGTTACTAATCATCCTATTCTTGATAAGAAAAAACTTAGTGATGTTAGACAGGCAGTTCCGGTTCAACAAAGAAGAGTTGCACAAACTGGTTCTCCTTTTCAAGCTATGGCTAAACCTGGTGTTAAGAGGCCACAACCAAGCACCAGAGTTGCTCCTAACGGTTATCCAGAACACATGCATCAAGCGCATAAAGATACTTCACACATGGGCTATCAGGATTCAGGAATATGAGAATAGATTTTAGAACATTTCTTACAGAACAGCCAGCAGCGCCAGAAGGAAAACCATTAAAGCATCTTCGTCATATTGAAGATTATGTTATTCATGGCGGTCATGACGGTGTTGCAGTTGCTGATCAACATCTTCGTGGTATGCATGATATGTTACTTGGTAAAGGATCGACTGGTTTACATGCTTCTACAAAATATGATGGTGCTCCATCCTTTGTATTTGGAACACATCCAGAAACTGGTCAGTTTTTCGTAGCATCTAAATCAACATTTAATAAAACACCAAAACATAAACTTCACAGAAGAAGACATTGAACGTAATCATGGTCATGCTCCTGGTTTGGTTGAAAAACTAAAACATGCATTAAGACACTTGCCTGGTATTATGCCAAAAACTGGAGGAATATATCAAGGCGATCTTATGCATACTGAAGGCGATGCAGTATCAAGAGGCGGTAAAACATCGGTAACACCTAACACTTTAACATATTCTGCTCCTTCTAATTCCCCAGAAGGTAGAAATATGAAAAAGAAACTTGGTATTGTTGTTCATACAAAATATAAAGGTAGAGGCGGATTAGAATCTATGTCTGCCGAACCATTAGATGCTAAAACACGTGCTAAGTTCAAAGATCACCCAGATGTTAATAACATTGATCCAACTATTGAAGTCGATCCATCTCATTATAGCCCACAGGAACAAAGAGCATTTCTCAATCATATGGATAAAGCAAAACGTGCATATGCTTCAATGAAACCAGAAGCAATGGACGCTCTTGCTGGTCATGGTGAACAATTAGAAGCTCATGTAAACAACATGATCAGAACTGGTGGATCGCCATCAGTTGAAGGGTACATGGATCATTTAACTGCTCGTCATCAGAAAGATCTAGAAAAAGTTAAGACAGAAGCAGCAAAACAGAAAAGAATACTGGCTCATGGTCAATTAATGAGTCATATATCTAATAACAGAGATCATTTTGCAAAAGCATTAAAAATGCATGAACATCTTAGTGATGCTAAGAATGTTCTGACAAATGTTCTTGCCAGAAACAGTAAATATGAACATAGCGTTGCTGGCGAACCGACAGGTCCAGAAGGAACAGTTGTTGTAGATAAGCAAGGCAATGCTTCTAAGGTTAACAATCGCAGAGAGTTCAACAGATTGAACTTCCTCAAGGGCGCATTCCAGAAACAACAGGTGGCAAATGCAGAAAATCAACTTCAGTAATTATTTTTTAGCAGAAGCTGATAATACAACTCATGTTACAACATTCATGAGAACTAATCCTATGACCATTGCTCACGAAGGTTTAGTTAATCATGTAGTAGACATGGCTAAAGGATTAGATGCTGGTCATTCTGTAGTGCTATCGCATTCTCATGATGGTGATAAAAATCCTCTATCTCCTGAACAAAAGTTACGTCATGCCAGAATAGCTTTTCCTAATGCGAATGTTTCTGTTTCTTCACCAGAATCGCCAAGTTTGTTACAACATGCTGCTAAGTTGAATCAAAAAGGTGTTAAGAATTTACATGTGGTTGTTGGTGAAGATAGAGTTGAACAATTCAGAAATTTATTAAACAAATATAATGGTCAAGAAGGACATTTCAATTTTGATAATATAACAGTTCATTCTGCTGGTAGAAGAGATCCTGACGCTGAAGGAATTGAAGGTGTGTCAGGAACTAAGCAAAGAGAGTTTGCAAGAAGAGGCGACTTTGAATCTTTTAGAGCAGGAGCGCCTAGCCGTATGACAGATGAGCAGGCAGCAGCATTAATGAGTGACATTCGTAATGCTAAACCTCCAGAGAAAGTTCCTACACCAAAGAAAAAGAAACTAAAAGAAGAAACAACTTCTGCTGATGCTAGAGGATTAGGATTTGCAACAGGCAATCCTGCAGTCAGCCCTGAAGGTGTATCAAATTATGTTTCTCATAATACCGCTGACTCTGATCAGAAAAACAATTCATTATTTTTACATCATGCAAAAGAACATGCAACAAAACATAATTTGTTAAAGTTTAGTTCTTTTCATGTAGATACTAACCGCAAACCTGCGGGCAAGAAGGAAAAGTAAAATGGCACAGTTTCGTAAAGATACTCATCAGTATTTAAAAGATGGTAAAACTGTTTTTGAAGTAGTCATGCTAGCAGATCAGTATGGCAATCTAGTTGGACCTGCTAATCCTTCTGGTATGTCTGTTGATGCTTTTGGTAGAGCAAGAGTAGGATTACCTTTTACTCTTTTTGATTCTTTTCATAGATATCAAGATAATGGTAAATTAGCAGTTTCTAACACTGAAGGAGGAACTTATGAACTCAAATCAAATACTCCCACAATTTCTTGCTTTTTAAACACTAATTTAGGCGCGAAACGTTAGTGTGAAATAAAAAAAAGTGTGAAGGAAAA